AATCCATTCCCAACAGTTCCTACTCAACTACTTAAAGAGTTGGCAGAAAACTTCCCTCAAAAAGATTTTGATACGACTACATCATTAAGAGATATGGATTTTCATAATGGTCAACGCTCGGTCATAAATTTTCTTACCCATCAATTCAATATTCAAAACGAAAATATATTAACGAAAGAATAATTATGTGTTCAACTCCTGATATTCCTGAACCAAAAGAACCCCCTGCACCTCCTCCTCCTCCTACTTCTATGGCTAAAGCTGTTAAAAATAAACCAGCTACAAGTCGGAGTAAAAGAGGAACAACAACAGGTGTTTCTTCATTAACAATCAGACGACCATCTGTAAATGTAGGAACTAAAGGTACAGGTGCTAATGTTTCTTATAGCTAATGGCTGACAAAACACTTACAGTAAACGGACAACCCTTCACTATTAATAGAGATAGGAAAGCAGAGGTTTCACAACTTACTGTTAATGGGCAACCATTTACAATTAATAGAACTGCCCCTGTTATTGAGTCCGACCCAGTAGGTAACGCAAGACCATTACTGAGTAAACTTGTAGGTGGAGCATCAGCTGCTTATTCATTGCGTGACCTTAACTCTAAACAAGGCGACACTGATGTTGTTAATGTTAGACGAAGTGGTGACAACTTAGAAAAAGTGTTCCAAGCTAAAGATGTACACACTATTGACGAGTGGGTAAATGGTAAATTAGAAAATACACTTCCTGTAGATATTGATTCAGCTAACTGTGCAGGAGCTTATAGTCTTCGTAAGGTAAAAGCTGACTACACTGGTAATGCAGTTCGTATTCGTAGAAGTACAGATTTAATTGAAGTAAATGTAGGTTTTGATTCAGAGGGTAAGGTAAGTGTAAATTCTCCTGTTACAAATGTTGTCGAGCCTTTTGGTATTGAAAGAGGTTCTACATCAGCTACTACATTAGGAGGATTTTTAACAGAAGGTGGTACTAACTATGATGCTTTTGTTGTAACTTGGTACGACCAAAGTGGAAACAATCATGCTTCTCAGACATCACACTCTTATCAACCAAAGATTGCATCAAGTGGAGCATTAATTTTAGATGATAATAATTTACCTGTAATTGATGATTTAGGAAATGGAAAGTTTCTTGAGTTTAGTAATTTTATTTATGACTCATCTGATACTTCATATAGTTTCTTTATGAAAATAGATAAACAGTCACAAACCACAGGAAATTATTGGTTACTAGGTGACAGTCAAGCAGGAAGTACTAGAGGAGGTGGAGCAGACAGAGGTTGGAAAGTTCAACAGGACAGAATGATACATTACTTTCAACCCTATGAAGGTGACCAAAACTTTAATCATGGTTATAGTGACTGGATAAAGAATAGTGTTCTTAGCTTTATAGCAAAGAATGATAATGTTACTTATCAACTGTTTAACAATGCAGCTCAGTTAGGTAGTGACTCAACAAAATCTTCTAGTAGATATTCTCCTATTAAAAGAATAATGCAAGCATCAGATAGTAATACTACTAATGATTTTCAAGGAACTTTATAAGATTGAGTCCAACATCAATAACTATTATGGTTTGTACAATGATGCAAAAGAACTAACTGAAGATTTTGAAGGTGGTAGTGTTTCTGCATCTAGTGTAAATGGACAAACATTTGTAGCAAATGGTAAAGATGGCTTTACTGTAACTACATCATCTAGTGCAACTGGCGAAGGTGGGTTTACCACAGTAGCAAATGTATTAGCCTACAAGATTTCCTTTAATGCTAAACTAAATGGTAACACTGTAAACATTGCTAGAAGAATTAATAAACATGGTAGTGGTGCAGCAACACAGTTACAAGCATTAACAGAAGGTTTTAATACTTATGATTATGCTTCTGCTGGAAGTGGTAATTACCAAGCACTTACATTTACTTGTTCTGACAATAATGCAACATTTACAATATCTGACTTTAAAATATCTGGCATATCTCGTAATGGTTTCGTAGAAACTTGGTATGACCAAAGTGGAAACTTACGCCATGCTATTCAAAGTGATGATACAAAACAGCCAACTATTGTATCAAATGGTTCAGTGGTAACATTAAATAGTAAACCAGTTATAACATTTGATGGTAATGATAATTTCTTAGAAGTTGATGGAACTGATTCAGCAGTAGCTTATTCTTTCTCTCCTTCAGGAGACATGGGTATGTTTATCGTATCGAAGCAATCTGTTGGAAATGTAATAGATAGTAGAGACGCTGGTGGAGATGGAGTATTTTTACAACAAGCTAGTTCTAATACTACAAGGTTTAGATACAATGCTTCATCTAATAATATTGATGTAACAGCAACTAGAGATGCACAACATTTAAGTGTCTTAACTCTAGATGGAACTACACTATCTGCTTCAGTAGATGGAGGAACAGCTACTACTAAGACAGTTACTGCTGGAGTAAGCACAACTAAGAATTTAGTTTTAGGTAAAGCATTTTCAGGGAATAATTCAAACTTTGTTGATGGTGAAATACAAGAAGTTATATTTTACGAAAGAAAACAAACACATAATCTCCCTGCGATAAAAGCTAACATAAATAATCAATATCAAATTTATTCATAATCATGTCAGAAGAAACAATAACCCCTAAGTACATAGTGTTTGACACTGAGGAAGCTGGGTTCGAGAGAGCCACTACCGAAGGTCAAGCTCGTGGCTATGCTTACTACAAAGTTGGTAGTGGTACTCGTTACTACAACTCTCCAATACCTTGTGAAGATGGCACATGGGCTTTAGAAGTCACAGACTATATCACTCTTACAGAAGATGAAACAACTGTAAGTGAAGTTACATTATTAACTGTAGAAGAAGAATAATGAGTCATCAAACAGCAGAGTCCCTGTACACCTCCCTCGAAGGGAAGCGATACCAATACCTTGATAGAGCAAGACAAGCGTCTAAGTTGACTCTGCCATACATTATGCCTGATGAGGGCTTCGGTTCTCACAGTCGATTAGATACCCCTTTCCAAGGCGTTGGGGCAAGAGGAACTAACAATCTAGCATCAAAACTATTACTCGCACTCCTTCCCCCTAACGCCCCCTTTTTTAGACTGAATGTAGATAAGTATGCTTTGGCTGCCGAAGGTGCAGATGCAAGTATGTTATCTGAAATAGAAGCAGGACTTCAACAAGTAGAAGATTCTGTGATGGAAGAAATCAGTCGTGAAACATATCGTGTAGCAATCCATGAAGCACTCAAGCATCTTATCGTTACTGGTAATGCTTTAGTATATATGCCTGATGATGGTGGTATGAGAGTGTTTCATCTTGACAGATATTGTGTAGAGCGAGATGCTATGGGTAATATCTTGTACATCTGCACAAAAGAATCTCTTTCATATATGTCTTTATCCGATGAGCTAAAGGAGCTTGTTGGTATCCAAGGTGAAAGTGCTGACGAGACAATCAATCTATACACAGCAGTATGTCGTAAGAGTGACCATTGGTATGTCTACCAGGACATCAATGGTGTTCGTATTCCATCCTCAGAAGGTAAATACAAACTAGACAAGAACCCATTCATACCTCTACGCTTTACTCGTATTGATGGTGAAGACTATGGTCGTGGTTATGTAGAAGAATATCTAGGAGACCTACAATCACTTGAGTCTCTTACACAAGCTATCGTTGAAGGTAGTGCAGCAGCAGCTAAAGTATTGTTCCTTGTTAATCCTAATGGAACTACTAGAGCTAAGACATTAGCAGAGTCACCTAATGGTGCTATCTCTCAAGGTAATGCAGCTGATGTATCAGTCCTTCAACTAAATAAATTTAATGACTTTAGAGTTGCCCAAGAAACTATCAATCAAATTAAAGATAGACTTGGACACGCTTTCTTACTTACATCAGGAGTTGTTCGCCAAGCCGAGCGAGTGACTGCTGAAGAAATAAGAATGTTAAGTATTGAGTTAGAGTCAGCCCTTGGTGGTCTATACTCCCTACTCAGTACAGAACTTCAGATGCCAATGGTAAATAGATTATTGGTAGTCATGAAGAAAAAGAAATCACTACCTGACCTACCTAAGAATGTTGTTAATCCTGTTATCATTACAGGAGTAGAAGCACTCGGTCGTGGTAACGATTTACAGAAACTTGACTTGTTCCTAGCTGGGGCATCTCAAGTTGTTGGAGCAGAAGCAGTAGCTCAGTTCGTTAATGTAAGTGAATACTTCAAGCGTAGAGCTACATCACTTGGTATCAAAACTCAAGAGCTTATTAAGTCTCCTGAACAGATGCAACAAGAAGCTCAACAAGCCCAACAAGCAGCGATGATGCAAGCTGCTATACCTAATGGTGTAAATGCTATTAGTAACCAAATATCTAAAGCTCAAGACGGAGCGAATATGAATCAACAATTAAGCGAGTAAAATGGAAAGAGTAGTAATACAAGAACACAGTGAGGAAGAAAATATCTCACTTGAAAAGCAAGCTCAAATGCAAGATGAAGCTGCTAAAGCTAGGGGTCAATCAATCGTATCTGAAACTGAACAAGTAGCAGAGACAGAGACACCTATTGAAAATGAACGCCCTGAGTGGCTACCT